TGTTCTCGATGCAATTACTCGAAAGGAAACCGAATGGGTCAGTTTTTTGGACAGCCAAGGACACCTCTGACTCTTCCTTTTCTGTTTTCACCCGAACAAGAGAGCACAAGTCATGACTAGGGCTAAACAGGGTCAAAAAAGGTCACTGGCGGTCGTTACAGAGGCGAACAGGGCTGAACAGGGAATAAGTACCCAATCTGAGCGTCTAATTGGCTCTGGAACGCCTAGAATCCACTCACGCTTGAACGACTTGCCGTCTCGCGGCTTGGAGATTATAGATTTCTCGAAGCAACTGGGCGTGGAGCTGATGCCGTGGCAAAAGTTCGTCTTTGAACACGCGATGAAGGTCAAGCCCGATGGACGTTGGAAGTCGCCAGTCTGCGTCATTGTGGCGGCGCGGCAGAATGGCAAGTCCACAATTATGGAGATGAGCATTCTTGGAAGAATGTATTTGTGGAAAGAGCCACTTCAACTTGGATCAGCACACGTTCTCACGACATCGTTGGAGACATTCCGGCACATAGTAAACATCATCGAGAGCCATAACGACTTATCGCGAGAAGTAAAGAAGATCCGGTGGGCGCATGGATCCGAAGAGATTGAGCTGATGTCCGGTGCTCGCTATGTGGTTAAGGCGGCCAATGCTGCCGCGCGTGGATTCGCCAAGCCGGAGACAGTTTACATGGACGAGACGCGTCAGCTTAAGGACACAGAAGCTTGGTCAGCTATGCGCTATACGATGATGGCGGCCAAGAATCCACAGCTTTGGACGTTTTCCAATGCTGGCGATCAACACAGCTTGATTCTCAATCAACTGCGCGATAGGGGCATGGCATCGGCGGCTGGAGCAGATGATGACATCGCTTACTTTGAATGGTCGGCTTATTCTGACAAGATTACCGATGAACGCAACTGGGTCGCCAGTAATCCGGCTTTAGGCCACACGATCCACGAAGATAATATCCGCGCCGTTCTCAATGATCCGCCAGATGTCGTCCAGACGGAAGTGTTGTGCCGATGGGTCAATACCATCTCAGGTGCGATTCCTGCTAAGGAATGGAACGAATGCGGCGTTGATGAGATTGAACTCGATGTTGAGAAGGTGACGTGGTTCGGATTGGATCTAAGTCCGGACAGACGCGATGGAGCGTTGGTGGCTGCTCAGAAGAATGCCGACGATACATTCAACATCAAGCTTCTGCACACTTGGCACAATCCCATTTCACTTGATGACAAAGCCATCGCAAATGATGTCGCGCCCTATGCTCGCAAGTATCCGGTTGAATATGTGGCTTTCAGCAAGCGCACTAGCTCAGCCGTTGCCGCAAGGCTGGCACCTGCCGGAATCCCAATCATCGACATCGATGGATCTCTTTACGGACAAGCTTGCGATGAATTATTAGGAGCTATTACATCAAAGCGGCTCATTCACGGGAAACAGGCAGAATTATCCAAGCAGATACTATCGGCCGTGCGATTGCCAATGGGTGATGGCGGCTGGATCATCGGACGGCGCGCCTCATCAGTCGCGGTCTGCGCTGGAGTGGCCGCCGCGCTCGCTTGCCACTTTGCGACACGCCCAGAGATGGAGATAGACATTCTGGTCGGTTAGATGTATACGTCACCTTTACACTTGGCCACATGGGAATCTTTTCACGCAACGTCACAACTGACACACCTGCGATGACTTATGACGTCCAAGCGTCATTGGCTCCGGTCAATACATTGGATTCAGTATTTAACTTCTTTGGCACTGCCGGAATTAGTGCAACACGCGCCGAGTTCATGTCTGTTCCAACATGCGCGAGAGCGCGCAACATAATCTGTTCATCTGTTGCATCAATTCCGCTTCAAGTGCGTACAAAGGCAGATGGAGCTCAAGTAGAGACACCACCACGCGTTATCAATCAGCCAGATCCACGGATTCCAGGATCTGCGACTTACGCATTTCTGTGTGAGGACTTATTGCTATACGGCTACGGGTACTTACGTATAACGGAAATCTACGCCGACACATATCGAATTAGAAGTGCAGAACGCATTGATCCAACGCGCGTTGGCATACAGACAAATAATCTTGGAACAGAAATTGACTATTACACAGTAGATGCTTATCGCGTTCCAGATACAGGTGTCGGAGCTTTAGCAGTGTTCTATGGTAACGATGAAGGAATCTTGCATCGTGCAGGTCGCACAATCAAAGCTGGCGCAGAATTAGAACGCGCGGCGACAATGTATGCAAAAGAGCCAGTGCCAACAATGGTTCTCAAATCAAACGGAACAGCGTTGCCAGCAGATCGCATCGCAAAGCTTCTTGAATCGTGGGGCAGTGCTAGACGCAATCGCGCAACAGCATTCTTAAACGCCGATGTCACTCTGGAGACTTTAGGATTCGATCCAGAAAAGCTGCAATTGAATCAAGCTAGATCCTACGTTGCAACAGAGCTTGCTCGCGCTTGCGGCATTCCGGCTTACTACGTCGATGCCGAATCAGGATCGAGCATGACCTATTCCAACGCCACTCTTGCGCGTCAATCGCTTGTGGATTTCTCTTTGAGATCGGTAATGACCAGCATTGAAGAACGTCTATCAATGACTGGCATGGCTAACGACTTCGTTCCAGCCAGCCAAGAAGTCAAGTTCGATCTTGATGATTACTTGCGCGCATCTGCAAAAGAGCGCGCTGAAGTTTACAAAATTTTTTACGACATGGGAGTTCTAACAACCGATGAAATACGAATGAAAGAAGATATGGCACTATGAAAAATATCAAAGACGATCCAATCAAGCTCGACTTCTCAATCAAGGTTACGGCTACTGACTTTCCAAAACGCGAGATTTCTGGACGCATAGTGACTTGGAATGAAGAAGGCGCGACGTCAGCCGGCTCAACAATGTTCAAGCCTGGATCCATAACTTTCGGTGATACAACAAAATTATTACTTGAACATCGTCGTGAATCTCCAATCGGATTCTTAAAGTCTTACAAAGTTACTGATTCAGGAATTGATGCGACATTCGCTATTGGCAATACAACTGCTGGATCAGATAGTCTGGTCGAAGCTAGTTCTGGATTACGCGATGGATTTAGTGTCGGCGTAATCGCTGAAAAGTATAAGAACATCGATGGTGTTCTTGTCGTGAGTGCAAGTGCTCTCAAAGAAGTCTCACTTGTTACAGATCCAGCAATCGCCAGTGCGAAGGTAAGCATCGCGGCGAATCTTGAAGATAATTCTACATCGGAGCCTGCAAAGGTTGCAGAAGTAGAGAAAGAAAATCCAACTACTGAAGGAGAAACGCAAGTGGAAGACAATTCAACCGTTCCAGAAGCATCAGCCGAACAGGTTGAAGCTTCCCAAGCTGTGAACGCAACTGCTCCCCGTCCGCTTTACTACGCGAAGCCACGTTCACCAATTAACTCACAGGCAACATATTTAGAGCACACAATTCGCGCGAGCATTCGTCCGAACTCAGATTCAGCTCTCTGGGTTCGCGCCGCCGATGATTCAATGGCAACTGAAGTCGGATTCAATCCAACACGTCAGCTCACTGAAGTCATCAACGGATTAACTAATTACACACGAAGCAACATTGATGCGATTCGGACATTCGCGCTTCCTGATGCTGGCATGAGCTTTGAGATTCCTAAGATCACAGCCGTTCCAACAGTGGCAGCAACAGCAGAAGAAGCTGCACCATCTGAAACAGCTACAACAGCTTCATATATTACTGGAACAGTGAGCAAGTACGCTGGCCAAAATACGCTAAGCGTTGAGCTTATTGACCGCAGCTCACCTGCGTTCTTTGAGGAGCTTCTTCGCTTGATGGCCGGAGCTTATGCAAAGGCAACAGATACAGCAGTAAACGCTGGTCTGATCACAGCCGCAGCACTTGATGCAACAACAGTGGCTACATATCCAACAGCTTCCGAGCTTCTTGGATTCGTCTCTCGCGGAGCTGCTGCTGTTTATGCAGGAACTCAAGGATTCGCCAAAAACATCATCGCTAACACTTCACAGTGGGCTAACTTGATGACATTGAACGTCTCTGGCGCACCTCTTTACAACGTTGCAGCAGGACAGACAAATACAACTGGCGGCGTCGTGAATCCATCATCAGTGCGCGGAATCGTTGCTGGCTTGGATCTTTATGTCACAGCCAACACAGCTTCCACAACTGACACAGATGGATCAATGCTCATAGTCAATCCAGATGCATTTGGCTGGTATGAAAGCCCTACGCTCAGACTGACTTCCAACCAGATCCAAACTGGACAGGTTGAGGTCATGTATTACGGATACGGAAGTTTCGTAAGCAAGGTCGGAGCTGGCGCATTCAAGATTAACAAGGCATAGTTACAAAATAATCATGGGCTAGGTGCGCTCCCGTATCTAGCCCAGCAGAGTAGAAAGGGAAGAAGAGATGGCAAGTCCGGTTATCGTAACGGCCACGCAACTGAGAACAATCCTTGGCGTCTCTTCTTCTCTCTATTCTGATGCTTACTTAAACGGCATTATTGTTAGCGCGGAGCAAGTTATTTTGCCGTTATTGACAGCCAATCAAGCTGCAATCGCAGAAGTTTATCTGACGTCCAATGTCGCTTATTATGTGACGCAACGGCCACATTACTTTGTGGCAGGTCAGACAGTCGTGGCAAGTGGAATCGTTCCAGCGACTTTCAATGGCACAATCACCATCACAGATTCCATCACTAATCCATATATCTTCTCAGCCGCCAAAACCAATGCAGACATATTGATTCGCGGCGTGATTCCGGCTGGCGTCGCGTACCTATCCGGAGCAGACGCCGCCACTCTTTACGCATCAACCGAAGCCGTGGAACAGGCAATCTTGATCGTAAGTGTCGAGATCTTCCAGAGCGTCGTGGCAGCAGGTGGTCAGATTGAAGGCGTGGACTTTACTCCAAGCCCGTTTCGCATGGGTAGATCGCTCCAAAATCGTGTCATAGGACTTCTTGGAAGTTACGTCGATGTTGAAAATATGGCCATGTAGATGACTGCCACATCAATTTCAGCCGACGTTCGCGGAGCACTTGCAACAGCTCTAGCGACTCCATTGGCATCTGTTTACACATCAGTCCCAGAGACAGTTATTCCGCCAGCCGTGGTCATCGTTCCAGATTCGCCTTACCTTGAATCCAACATCATCGGCAAGGATCAAGTTCGAGTCAAGATCAACATGACAGTCAGTGCCGCCGTTGCATATAACAACAACGCCGGAGCACTCGATCAGCTTGAAGTTCTCATCATCACGTTGATTGGTCTCATGCCAGTCGGTTACACAGTCGGAGACGTCTCACGTCCCACAATCATTTCAGTCGGAGCGAGCAATCTCTTGTCGGCTGACTTATCGGTATCAACCTACTACACGCAAGTCGCTTAAGGAGCACAACAAATGGCAACGACAATCATCACCGGACGCGACATTACGATCACACTTGCGTCCACAAATTACGCTGCGCAAACGCTATCAATCACGCTAGTCAATGCGCCAGTCATTACGACATATCAAGCACTTACAGGAAAACAGTATAAACACATCGATGATCAGTGGACTTTGAACTTAAATCTTCTGGCCGACTGGGGTGCAACATCATCACTCTTTGAAGCTATGTGGACAGCGTTCACATCTGCTCCTAACACAGCTCTAGCATTTACAATGGTTACTGCAACAGGTGCGTCATTCGCTGGCACAGTTTTTCCAGTAGCTCCAACCGCCGGTGGAACTGCGCCAGATGCGCAGACGGACACTTGGGCGATGTTATGCGCATCAACACCAGTTATCACCATCACATAATCGAAACAGAAACGGGAGCACACGATGAAACTACCAATTACCATCGAATACACATCAGGCGAGTTCGGTACATATACCGCACAACCGCCAGAGTGGGCGAAGTGGGAGAACAAAACAGGGCTGACCATCTCGCAAGCGCAAGAGAAAATCGGGATCTCCGATCTTCTCTTCCTTGCCTATAACGCCATGAAGCGTGAATCAGGTGGAAAGCCCATCAAGGGATATGACATCTGGTGCGAAACAGTGGCCGATGTGAGCGTCGGTGAAGTAATCCCAAAAGCTACGCCGCCGGAAGCGTGAATCGGATCCTTGTCGAGTTAGCAATAGCGACAGGGATACCGATGAGCGAATGGATCACGGCGGAGCAGATCTATACGGCGCAAGAAGTATTGGAGCAACAGAATGAGCGACAGCGTTGAGATAGCCTACGACAAGGCTGATCTGCGTCGCGTTCTCGGTGCATTCAAAGCGATGAGCGAAGAAGCTACAACTCAGGCTAAGCAAGAATCATCAGCTCTTGCAGATTTTGCGCAGGGCAAGATCAAAGAAACTGCAAGTGGTCGCGGAGTAGCTGCCGAGCGAATTGCTCAAGGATCTAAGGTGAGCAAGTCCAGCAAGATTGGCGAGATATCATTCGGCTTTGCTTCTCAGAAGTTCTCCGGTGGCGGCACGACAAAGCAACTCTGGGGCGGCAACGAGTTCGGATCTAACAAGTTCAAACAGTTCCCAATCTGGTCGGGGCGCGAAGGTCGTGGATCTAAGGGCTGGTTTATTTATCCGACACTTCGGCGAATACAGCCAGAGATCCTTGCTAAGTGGGAGAATGCTTTCGCTAAGATATTGAAGGAGTGGTGATGGCTGATAGCAGAACGCTCAAGCTCTCGATTCTTGCCGACGTCGATCAACTTAAGAAGTCGCTGGCATCGGCTAACAATGACGTCGATGATTCTTCAACCCGAATGGGCGAGTTCAGCAAGAAGGCAGGAGCAGCATTCTTAGTCGCTGGAGCTGCCGCAGCCGCCTATGCAACAAAGCTTGCAGTCGAAGGAGTAAAGGCTGCAATCGAAGATGAAGCCGCGCAAGTAAGACTGGCGACAGCTCTTAAAAATGCAACTGGCGCAACTGATGCGATGATTAAGTCAGTCGAAGAGCAGATCTTAAAGCAATCTTTGGCCACAGGTGTGGCAGATGAAAAGCTTCGTCCAGCTCTATCGCGCTTAGCTCTTTCAACAAACGATGTAACAAAGGCTCAGGATCTGCTCACTCTAGCTCTCGACATATCACAGGCAACTGGTAAAGGGCTGGACAGTGTTGCCAATGCTCTCGGTAAGGCATACGACGGCAATACGGCCGCACTTGGCAAGTTAGGCGTCGGATTATCATCTGCCGAACTTAAAGCCATGACATTTACGGAAGTGCAGACAAAGCTTTCGGATCTATTCGGTGGCGCGGCAGCAGCTAACGCAGAGACATTCGCCGGACGATTGCAGATTCTTAAAGTCACATTCGATGAAGCGAAAGAATCAGTGGGTGCAAAGCTTCTGCCAATTATTCAGAAGCTTGTTGAGTTCGTCGTCAATGAAGTCGTTCCAGCTCTAGGCAAGTTCGCTGAGTTCTTCAAGCCCATCACAGATGCCATCGCTAACAACAAAGAAGAGTTCGCAACTTTCATCGCATTCATTCAAAAATATGTGGTTCCAGTTCTTGTCGATGTGCTAGGTGGTGCGTTCAAAGTCGTTGGCCAGATTGCCGGTGGAATTATTAACGTCATCGGTGCAGTCATCGGCGGTCTTAACTCACTTATTGCCGGAGCTGTTGCAGGTATCAATGCACTAATCCGCGTCTATAATTCAATCCCGTTCTTGCCTAATGTCGGTCTGATCTCAGCTCCATCAATTAGCGTTCCAAGCGTGTCAATTCCAAGCGTTAGTTCAACTGCCACAGTTCCAAAAGTTATAGTTCCATCAGTATCTGGCGGTGGTTCAACAGGTGGCGTCTCATCGGCAGCCGCAGGTGCAACAATGGTTGGATCTATCGGTGGAACAGTCGGCGGTGGTGGATTTACGGATTCACAGAATGCCGCCAGATTAGCTGCCGCAGCTCAAGCTGCTGGCGGTGGGTTCACCGACTCTCAGAACGCTGCTCGCATCAGCATCACAGTCAATGGCGCAATAGATCCAGAAGGCACTGCTCGACAAGTTGTGAACTTGATGAATGATTCTCTATATCGCGGCGGTGGCGGCGGTGGGAACTCGCTGGTCATGTTATGAGCCAATGGTCTCCAGTCTGGCGAGTCAAGGTTGCATCAATTGAATACACATCGACAATTTTGGCCAATCTTTCAATTACGTCTGGACGATCTAATATCTACAATCAGACAAATGCCGGATTCGCCACGATTGAATTATTCATCTTTGACCAGACTTCCATCATTATTGACATCAATGATTCATTATCGATTGAAGTCAAGGATTCCACTGGCACATACGTTCCCATCTTTGGCGGTTCGGTCGTCGATGTCGGAATCACAGTGGCGCAAGTCGGATCTAGTGCCTACACGCAATCAGTCACCATCACGGCTCTGGGTGCTCTGGCGCGTGTTCAAAAGGCTCTGACCAATGGCGTTCTTACTCAGGACTTCGATGGCAATCAGATCTACACAATCCTTTCGGATCTACTTCTTAACAACTGGGGCGAAGTTCCAGCAGCTCTCACATGGGCAACATATACGCCAGCGACAGAGACGTGGGCTAATGCTCAAAATACTGGACTGGGTGAGATTGACACACCTGGCAATTATGAGTTGGCACAAAGGGCATCAAGTCGGACGGATATGTATTCATTGGTAGCCGCGCTCGCCACTAGCGGTCTGGGTTATTTATACGAGAATGCGCAAGGCCAGATCTCATACGCCGATTCAACGCATCGATCAATCTATTTAGCCACTTATGGATATACGAATCTTTCAGCCAATCAAGCTCTGGCGCGTGGTATTGCCATCAAGACACGGGCAGGAGATGTCCGAAACAACATCACTCTCAAGTATGGAACAGCATCGGCAAATGAAGTCAGCGCAACGGATACGGCTTCAATCGATACTTATGGCGATTTAGCACAAATCATTACGACGACAGTTAAACACGCCGCCGATGCCACATCTCAGGCCAGCTTCTATCTGACGCTAAGAGCTAACCCACAGGCCAACTTTGAGTCAATCACCTACGCATTGACCAATCCCGATCTCGATGATGGTGATCGTGATTCGCTCATCAATGTGTTTATGGGTCAACCCGTTTCCATCTCAAATCTGCCATCTAATATGAATGCCGGACAATTCTTGGGCTTCATCGAAGGGTGGCGATTCCAAGCGTCATACAATGAACTTTCAGTCACGCTTCTGCTCTCACCAGTGGCATTCTCGCTCCAAGCGATGAGCTGGGCAGATGTCAGCGTGTCGGAAACTTGGTCTACAATCTTGCCTACACTTGACTGGGAACACGCCTTAGTCGTTGCATAAGAAAGGAAAATAATGGCCAATCCAACAACAAACTTCGGCTGGGTCATGCCGACATCTGCCAGCCTTGTTACTAACTTACCGGCGGACTTTAACGTATTTGGTCAGGCCGTTGATACTTCAATGCAATATCTGCTCGGTGGCACAACTGGTCAGATTCTCTCAAAGACATCTGGGACGAACATGGCTTTTACATGGATTAACAATGATCAAGGTGACATCACAGGCGTTACGGCTGGAACAGGAATAAGTGTTACATCACCAACTGGCCCAGTGCCAACAGTGGCAATCGATACAGCCGTCACAGTCGATAAAACAACTGCTCAGACTTTGACCAATAAGACATTAACATCACCAGCACTCACCACGCCAACAATCAGCACTGCCACAACTAACGGCGATATTCTTTATGGTACTGGATCTGGAGCTTTGGCGCGTCTTGGCATTGGCTCAACGTCACAAGTTCTTACAGTCGCTTCAGGTATTCCAACTTGGGCTACACCTGCTAGCACTCCAACTTTTGCAGGTTGCGCTGCTATTGCTAATTCTGTATCACTAGCCGTAAACGCTGGCACTCAATATCAATTAACTTTTCCAACAGAAGATTTTGATAGTAATAATTTTCACTCAACTACAACAAATACAGGAAGAATTACAATTCCTACGGGTTACGGCGGCAAATATTTACTCAATATAACAATGTTGTCGGGCTTCACTTATACATACGCTTATTTATATTATGTAAAAAACGGTACAACTACGGGATTACCTACAGGTGGTCCTGGTGCTTTTTTTGCTAGAATTAACAACGCTAATGCGGAAGCATCTCTTTTGGTTGGTTCAATGACAGTTTCACTAGCAGCTGGAGATTATATTGAAGTCGGTTGGCAAAGTAGCGTTACTGGAACAATGGTTTATGATGCAAGATTTTCAGCAACTTATTTAGGAGCATAAGATGAACTTTTACGAATTTGATATCCCAAAAGAATTAAATGGCGCACAATTAAAAGCCGAATTAAGTTGCACTGAAGTTTATATCCGCGATGATAAATTGGTAATTGGCGGTTCATTGACACAAGCGCAAGCCGCTGCAGGAATAAAAGCTCATAAACCAATTGCCCCAAAAGAGCCAACATTAGATGAAAAATTGGCAAGCGTGGGATTATCTGTTGCAGATCTCAAATCAGCTCTTGGCCTTTAATGTATCCTGACGGAACTGCCGCGCGGATCATTGATGTCGCATTGGGCGAAGTTGGAACAGTAGAGATTGGCGATAATCTGACCAAGTACGGCAAGTTTACAAAAGCCGATGGTCTGCCGTGGTGTGGATCATTCGTAAACTGGTGCTTTGATCAAGCTGGTGTGAAATTGCCATCAATGGTCTCAACGGCCGCTGGTGCTCATAAGATGAAAGAACTTGGCCGATGGATTGAAGCTTCTCCACAGCTTGCTGACTTATGTTTCATGGACTTTCCACATGATGGCATTGATCGGATCTCACATATTGGCATCGTGGTCAAGGTAGGCCAGACAAGCGTGCTATGCATCGAGGGCAACACGTCCGGCGATGGAGATCAGCGCAACGGCGGCATGGTTATGCTCAAGCGTCGCTATATTGGCAAGGAGATAGTCGGTTTCGGTCGCGTCAGATTGGTCGCCTATGATGGAGAATATCCAGTGGTCGAGCCAATCCCTATGGCGAAGCCGACAAAGGAGAAAAAGAAATGACTCAACTTAAAGCAATTGCGGCATCATGGCTAAGAAGCTCTATTGCAGGAGCACTTGCCGTCTATATGAGCGGCAATCAGGATCCTAAAGCTTTGGCTATGGGCTTAGTAGCTGGCATTGTGCCAGTTTTAGCAAGATGGGCTAACCCAAACGATCTTTCATTCGGTCGCCAGAAGTGAGCGTGGGCGAATGGACGGCGGTGGGTGCCCTTGTCTTAGCAGTGCTTACCGCCATCTATTCGTCAATGAGAGTCATAGTGAGATCCATCATGTCGGAGTTAAGCCCGAATGGTGGTTCGAGCATGAAAGATCAAGTGAGCCGAATTGAAGCGCGATTGGATCAGTTAATTTTAGAATTGGCACTTAGGAAATAGACACGCCGACAGGCATTCTTGCCAATGTCAGTCATTGATGTCACTCTGTATCTGGGAGCATTCGACAAGGCTCCCACGGGAGCAAAAATGACATCAGGTGAAATCGGTTTATTTTTATTCATGTGTCTGGCCTGTATTTTATGGGCGATTGTTAGCTATTCAATAGGCTACAAAGAAGGCCACAAAGAGGGCTATCAACGCGGTCGCGCAGTAGGCCGTCATGCATCATCTCAGGCGGTGACAAAGTGAGCTTTTTAGAAAACTACGAAGACGTTGCAACACGGATCCAGCGATTCTGGGCTACATATCCAAACGGCAAGATTCATACATCAATCATGGACGTCAATCTTGAAAAGGGCTACGTCCTAGTCGAGTGCCGGATCTATCGCAACTACGAAGATCAAGATCCAGCCGGCATTGATTACGCATTCGGCAACGTGAACACATACAACGTCCAGATGAAGAAGTGGTTCGTCGAAGACACAGTGACGTCAGCCATTGGCAGGTGCGCAGGGCTAGTTCTAGGCGCAGATAAGCGGCCAACAGTCCAGAATATGCAACAGGTAGAGCGCATTGATCCAAAGATTGTCCAGGATTCTGCCGTTGCCTACGACTATTGGAGCACAAAGTTCGGGGACGTTCCATCGTTTAAGACACGCGAAGAAGCCGAAGAAGCTGGCATTCCAACGCTTGGAATAGCTATTGACACCATTAAAGAGACACTTGGCGACGTTCAAGTAGCTGCTGCTCCAATGTGTTCTCATGGCCACATGATCTGGCGAGAAGGCACATCAGCTAAGACGAATAAAGGCTGGGGCGGTTATATGTGTTCCGAAAAGGTTAAGGCGAAGCAGTGTGCGCCAGCCTGGTACATGCTCGGATCTGATGGACAGTGGAGGCCACAGGTATGAGCCGCGCGACTGAGATGATTGACGTGGACACGATGATTGGCCGGACTTTGATTGATGGCAAGATAGTCGCAGAATTTAAGTGTGAGCAATGCGATCACTGCCAGCGCATCGAGATTCTAGATCGTGCCGGTTATCAACGCGATGTTTCTGGTGAGCCGATTCTCTGGTTCTGTGGCCAATGCAGAAAATAAACGTCACGCAAGCTGATGAGTGGGCTATCTTTAATCATGCAGCAGCCGTCGTATTTAACTGGGACGAATCAAAGCCACAAACGCCTAGATATAACAACACATTAAATAACTACGAACGGGTGATCGAATTGGCGCAATCACTAGCTGCTGAATTATGTGTGGCCAGATACTTCGGACTTGACTATGACATGAGCGATAACAAGGGCAAGATTAGGGCTGATGTGGCTCGTGGCATAGAAGTCAAGTGGACGTCCTATGTCGGCGGCAATCTCATCGTTTATCCATCCGATCGCGATGATGACGTTGCGGTTCTAGTGGTTGGCAAGTCCCCAGATTATTACATAGTGGGCTGGCTTCCAGTAGCCTTTGCTAAACGTAAGCGATTCAAGAATCCACGTCAGGATACTTGGTGGGTCGATCAGGGCAATCTGAACCCAATCGAGAATCTGGTCAGGAGCGAATATGCCACTGTTGCAATTTGATTGCTCAATATGCAAGAAGCTCTATGGTGATGCACGTCAGCAACATCTGATCACCAAAGGGCGTGAGCTGACAATGCACGAATGGTTCGCTCAATGCGCTGGTTGCGGGGCATTTTCGGTGAAGCTAGTCGATGATTCGCTGGTGGCTGGCCTTGAGTAAGGCTTACATGCCACCGAGCCAGACCGACGACTGGGCGACTCCAATTGATTTATGGAATAAACTCGATGCAATCCACGACTTTGATGTAGATGCAGCAGCTAGTCAGGCCAATCACTTATGCCTGGACTGGTACGGATTAGATCATGAGAATCCAAAGCGTCGTGATGGCTTAACTACATCGTGGAATGGTCGAACAGTATGGATCAATCCGCCTTATGGTCGAATCATCGCTGAATGGACTAAAGCTGCACAAAGGCACGCAGACGCCGGAGGTTCGGTGGTAATGCTTCTGCCATCTCGTACAGATACACGCTGGTTTCACGAATACTGCCTACCTAATGAGGTTGAGTTTATCAAAGGCCGGCTTAAGTTTGGCGAGAGCCTAGTATCAGCTCCATTTCCGTCCATGATTGTGAGGTTCAACGTATGAATAGTTATCCACATACTTATCCACAGGCACCTGTGGACGATGCGACACTCCGGAATCAATCCTTGACAGATTGTCAGGATTCATCGCTATACTTGAAAGATAATATCTTGAAAATAAAGATAAATAAAAAGAAAATAAATATAAAATTAAAAACAAATAAAAACTTATTGGCTATTCCTATGTCAATTCTGATCTTGACAGTATCGACAACAGTCGAAGCAAAAGCAGTGTCACAGACTGATTTACTCAAACTCTATGCACATTCAAGACTTGTGTCTATGGAGCAGTTCACTTGCCTAGATCGACTCATCACAAAAGAAAGCAACTGGAGAGTCGATGCACGTAACGGATCTCATTACGGCTTAGGCCAGATGAAGAACGTTAAGTACGGGCGACTCGATGGCTTCTCAATGGTGGACTGGAGCATTCGATACATTACAAAACGTTATGGTTCTATGTGCAACGCATGGAGATTCTTCAAGGCTAATGGATACCATTGATGCCAGCTAAGTCAGCGAGAGCCAATGGTGGGACGCGATTGTGGTCGAAGATACGAGCACGGATCTTGATTCGTGATGGCTATTGTTGCCAGTATTGTGGAAGCGAAGATGCAACAACAGTGGATCATGTGATACCGATAAGCAAGGGAGGCACAGATGATCCGGATAACCTTGTTGCAGCTTGTTCTCGATGTAATTACTCGAAAGGAAACCGAATGGGTCAGTTTTTTGGACAGCCAAGGACAC